ACCAGCTTGATGCCGTCCCCTAGCCAAGTAAAGAATTGCACTATGGGGTCAGTGAATGCTTTTATAGTGGGCTTTAGAGGCTCTATTACTAGCCCATAAAATAGCCCTAACAGCGCTCCTATTATTGCTGTGAACACAGCCCACAACCCTGTCAAGAATAGCTGTGTGAGGGCTAGGGTATTCTTTGGAAGCGCTATCTGCCAAGCAATTATATATTTACCTATCGCACCACCGATAACGAAGCCTAAATTTGCCCAGTTTATACTTTTAAATATATTTGATAAGAAATTAGGAACAGTGGTAAATAGTAGGGCTATTACACTCCCTGCTGTCCCCACGTCTAGCTTTTCAAGCGCTCGGAAGGCACCCCTGACTGTGCGGTTCATCCATGCCCCGAAGCCTTTGGCGATATCGGTCAAGCCAAGTATGTTCTCCAAGCTGAAAGTTCGATACTCAAAAGCCGCGCCAATGGCATACTGAACAGTCGCTAGCCAAGTAATGAACCGAGCAATGGGGGCAAGAGGGTCAAAGTCAATACCTAAGTCCTTTGCTAGCCTACCGAACTGTGTGGTCATTCTGACAAAGGCTTGCAGGAAGTCCTTCACCGCATCCATGACGGTGGTATTGTTCAGGGAGGGGATATCCCTCAGGAACCCGAACATCCCAGTCAGCGGGTCGTTAATTCGGGTCTGGATACCCTGCCAAAGGCTCTCTACGGTGCCCTCAAACTCCCCAATTAAGCTATCTGGCGTTGCAGTCTTCAAGGCTCTCTGAATGACACCTAGCCTCACTTGGTCGGTGCTGTTCTTCCAGTCCTTCAAGTCTAAGCCTATCTTGGCGGTTTCTGCCCTCAAAGCAGATGTGAATTGAGGAGAACGCTCAAAGAGAGCCATCTGCATCAGTTCACCCAACCCCGTAGTGCCTGAAATAGCCCTACTGATAGCCGTTCCCGCCTCGGTGCTATCCACATGCTTAACCGCCGCGAGCATTCCTACTCGCTTGGTGACATCAGTTACAGCCTCTCTAAACTTAGGGAGGTCTGAAGGAAATACCTTGGCAACAGAACCGCCCAATGCATTGAATACGTCATTATACTGCTTTGTGACACCTGGTAGTACAGCCGCCTCTTTAGCTATCTGTTTCTGGATGTCCAGGACAGCAGCATTAGCATCCTTGAACCCTAGACCCAAGTTCGTCCCTAAGTCCCCCGCCAATGCCATGCTCTGAGTTTGGAACTGGGTTGCTTCTTGGAGCTTCCCGAAGAATGACCCCATCCCCTGCTGTACCTTACTCAAGGCACTCATGGCAAGGTTAGCACCAAGGAACTGAGTAAAGAAGTTGGCGACAGAACCGGAGCCTTTCTCTGCCTTGGCATCAATATCCTTGACACCCGTGGCAGTCTGTACGATGTCCTTGTCTACCTTGGCAATTACTTTGTCTACCGCATCGGCTCTCTGCTTGATACGGACTAACAGAGCGTCAACACCTTGGTCTTCACCCGTCAGAGTTATCTTAATACCATTTCCGGGTAAAGTCAGGCTCATCTTTCGTCCTCTGTTACTATGTCACTTACAAGCTCTATCGCCTCAATTATTGCCCATAACGGCATATCCCGGTACGAGGTGTAGAAACCGTTCAGACGCCCTCCGGAAGCCCTGATAATAGCCTTCTTAAGGTCGTAGTCAGTAAACCCTCTACCGAATACGACCCATACTGCCTTCTGACCCTCAACTGATATGGAACACTGGAAACATCTGAACGCCTTTTACGACCTCCATAGCTACCACCCCGTCACAGTCTCGCAACTGTTCAAGAGTCAACTTTGGCTCGACTAGGCAGGCACAGGCACATTGCAGCATAGCCCCCATTTGGTTACCTGGGTTGTGATGTACGAATACCCCCACATTCTCAACATCCCGACCGCGCGGAGGACGGAGCACAAACAAAGTAGGTACGTCATTATACACCAGAGTCGCCTCTACCCCGCCCTTCTCATTGAACAGCCATTCCGCTGAGTTCATTGTCTCTATGTTCCTTCAGTAATTTGGGTTATCGACTGTATTATCTGATGGAGTTCTACTGAACCTCATCTACTGTGAATTCAATTTCTATCATCGCCATGCTCGTTCCAGAACGGTCGATGTCCACACCTTTAACGCTCACGGGTTGGCATCCCACCAGGGTTTCAGCTGTTGCCCCTGCAAGAGGTGTGCCTGACACATCCGCCGCCACGGGTTGGGCTGTCAGGGTAATTTTAGGTTGGGGTGAGGTCTTGTATTTCTGCCACCAGGCTCTTACGGCAGCAGCAATGGTGGGCGTGTACAGATGTGTGAGTGTGACCTTCTCCGTCTTGAAAAAGCTCACATGAGTGAACTGCCGCCCAACCTGTGGGTCGGTATACTCTGTCTCAACCCTGCTTTCCTTTGGGGCGGACATCTTACTGAAGTAAGCTCCCGGAATGTCAGGGATAAGAACCTGAAACATATTCTGACTAACGGTATTGGTCAACATAGCTCTTAAGTGCTAAAGGTGTATAGGGAATTAGTGACAGTCTAAGAGGTTACACCACTAGTGCCAGATGTACCAGGAACGCCAGATGAACCAGTCTTCTGTTGTGTCGGCTGTCCATTGTTAGCACTGCCTTGGCTCCCCTCAATTTCACCAAGCTGGTACCCTAGCGGCGTGCGATACACAGGGATATGCAGGAACTCTATAATGGGGCTAGGTTTGACGTACACCTGTAACAGACCCCGTCCAGCGTCCAAATTATCTGGTGTGTTATTGGTGCTGTTGCAGATGACCAAGTAAGCATCCTGTGCTGTAGCGCCGTACAGCGCCCCGATAGTCCGCATCAGTTCACAGATGGAGGTAGCAGTCGCGGTGATGCGCTGTAGCTCTATGCCGATACCATCTACGGCTCTGAAGGGTACATTCCTGAAAGCTCGCTTCATTGACCCACAGACCACGTTCATGATGGCACGGACATGGACATACTTGAAATTGGCATCGGTCGCGACTGTCCGGGCACCATACACCACGGGTATACCAAGAGCCGCAAGCCCTCCGCTCCGTTGTTGGGTAAGCATCCGTCCACAGTTCACACCAGCAGGGTTAAGGGCATCTTGCATTGTACGGGTAACGAACACCGTCTGACTGGTTACACCCTGCACAGGATAGTCCTCACCAGCAGGGGGCTGCCAGAACCCTTCTAGCCGTGCTCGCTTCATAGCGATACCCGCCACAGAAGCCGACATTGGAACCTGAGCATTGTCGAGGTTGACCCAATACGGAGCATAGTAGGCTAGATGACCCTTGGGTTCTGACATCCCACCGACCTCCTGCAAGGCTAGGTTGATGAAAGCACCGGGGTTAGAGGCTGTTGCAATGTCCCGACCACAGTCAGCTAAGGCTATCCAGAAGTAGCGAGCATCCGCACACAGGGCACCCATCCCGTTAGCCAGAGCATTGCGGCTAACCAGGTTGAACGCGGCATTACTGAAGAACTCCGGGGCGATGAGGTAGCCTTGGGGCTGTTGCTCATGAGTTGCTAGCTTCAGAGTGTCGATAACGTCCCTAGCGTTCGGATATGTTGGCGTGGTTCCTGCACTCTTGGTGATGTTTGCAGTGTTGGAAACGGTAGCCCCGACATTGTGTCTCAGGATACCGCCCGTGTACATAGACGCCGTATATGTCAGGGCATTGTTAACCGCCGTCATTAGCCCATTGAGGACTGCGGTGCCAGTATCCCCAGTAATTGCAGTGTAAGACGCAGTATACCCGTCAACAGTCACAGAGAACACATCACCAGCCGTTACCGTTCCCGGTACAGTCAATGTACTCTCAGTACGCATACTGACGTTCAGGAACCATAGACCATAACCAGGACTCTGTCTGAAATACAAGTCTACAGAGGGGCTTGACAGCGTAGCGCCAAATATGTTATTGAAGTCATCCGTGTTCTGGCAGAAGTGCCAAATGTTCTTTGGTGCTCCGACTTTGGTCGAAAAGCCCACCATGTATGTGTTAGCGTGGTCAACCAGAACCGCAGGAGATACCCCTAGGGAACTTTGGGTTACATAAACCCCAGGGGACTTAACATCGGGATAGGGTATTAAAGGCATAGTAGTTACATATACTCCTAATGATAGTTTGGTGCTAAACGTAGTTCTGGGGTATGGTCTTATCCAGTACCGCCGTCTTGATGTCCTTCAAGGTTGACCTGTAAATGTCAATGTCAAGCTCAGACAGGTAAACAGGGTCGATAGCAAGCTCCGGTTCAGCGTCGAAAGTGATGATAGTCTTCCAAGTAACCGTTATCAGCCAGTCTCGGTTCTCATAGCTGTCTTCGCTTATCTTGACGGGGTAGTCTGTCTGCATGACAGTCAGCCCTGTTAACAGAGGGGCGTTTGGGTCAAAGCCGGGTCGGTCTGTGACATCCCTTATCCGTGACCAGTTCCATAACAGCCTCATAGCCATAGTGGCATGTATACCCTCGAATACTGAGATAGGAAGGTCTTTATAGGGGATGTCGTAAGGGTACCTCGCCAGGAGGAACAACCATTGCTCTGCTTGCCCCACGGCGGAGTCCGGTGGGAGGGTACGGTAGAACGTATTAAAGAGGGGTGGTAGGTGCCCTACAAACGCTCCGACCGTGGTGGGCATGGACAACCCGAACCCCCCGCTATAGTCCAGATGCTCGTTGATGAACTGGTAGAAAGCGGGTCGCCACTGGCTAATTCTCATCTGCCTGTACCACGCGCCGGGGGTGCTTCCTCATCACCTCTATGCCCTAAGCTATCTAGTAACTTAGTCACTATTTCCTTGCTAGTAGGTATGTCTGCCCAAGACTTAGCTTTGCTGTAGTCAAACAATTGTGTGTCATTGTTCATCTGTGTTCCCTTAGTTCCCTTAGATATATGGTGTAGAACAGGTCATCGGAGGTGCTGTCAATGTGGACTGCTTTGTACACCTTAGCCATGTACCTATAAGTAGCGTGTGATAACACCTCATGTGTGATACTCGGTTCGGCTTGTACCCTTGTCACTTCAGAGACTACTAAGTCCCCTGGGAATATCTCGACCGACGGGGTTAGGAATGCCCCAACCTGTGACGGTCTAATTTGCTCAACACGGGGTGTGGGGGTCAGAGGCGCTGTGTAATTTATCAGTCCTATCTTGTAGGAGACTAGGACAGGTTTGTACGCCACAAGCCCCAGCTGCTCCGGTATCGTGTTTATCTGTGCTGCTACCTGTTGTAATTGGTCTATCAGGCTCATATAAAAATAGGACTTAACCTTTGTTACTTTGTTACCAGTTATCGTCTTCGGTGCGTTCGTAGTGAAAGTAACACTCGTTGCCAAACTGGTCTTTATAAATGTCCCATTGTCTATGTCGTGACCAGTCTTGGCGAGAATACTCCCATACCGAGTCTTTGCTCCCAATGCAGCTTTCGTTAACACCCCTCACCTGTACACCGTGATATGTCGGCTTACTGGTGGTATTTGTCATCTCCTGACCCTCCTAGGTACTCTTACCGAGCGTTGTTTGGCGTCTCTTTTGAAACCTGCCCTCTGCTTGACTGAGGGGTCGGTGGCATTGGTGTAGCTCAGAGTTTCTCCTTCCACACCAGCCGTGATAGTGGCGGCTAGCTTCTTGCTGAGGACTAAGCCCAGTTGCTTCCTGAACTCCGCTATGATAGACGGCATAGCACCCTCTATCATGTGCCTGCCAGCCATTTTGCGGGTTCCTAGCTCTACAAACGGAGCATACGGCGTGGGGTTCTCTATTCGCAGTCCGTAGCCTTCGAGGTCAACCTGCCAGTGTCTCTTCAAGGTACCTGTGTCTACAGGAGTCCGTGCCTTAATGAGCTTATCGGCGTACTGCCTAGTCCTCTCTGCTGCTGCTGTGATGGATGGGGTAACCTTGAACCCGTCAGCCAATACCCCGTAGTAGGAGATACCGCTCACAGCCCTTTGTCCTCACCCTCTTGCGCGGGTTCTGGCTTGTACTCAGTAGGCTGAGGAACTGGCTGGGGTAGTGTGATAGCTTCAGTCTCCTCTTGACTGACAGGAGCCTCAGGAGAGGGCATATAGTCAAAGCTTGGGTCAGGCTTCCAACGATAAACAGGGGTTCCAGGGTTCATGTTACTTTGTTTCCTATATAAGCGTTTGATAGCTGTACGGGGAGCTGGTCTTGAGCTTTACCCCGTAGGCACTGTAGAAAGCGTCATCTTGGGGGTACGTGCCAGTGACACGGTTAAAGTAAATGGGTAAATTGAGTATCGCACTCATCTCCTCTAGCTTCCTGTTAGCCGTCTCCTCTAAAAGGGCTATGTGACTCCCATAGTCAAGGGACAAGCTACCAAGAGTTCTTGCCATACTGTTTGCTTTGGCGGTCTCAAGCTTAGCCTCATAGTCAAGCAGCTGGGTATACAGCTGTTGTAACCTAGCTAACCTATTAAGAGGGATAGCTGATGAACCGTCGGGGTTCACATTTTGCAAGCCAAGTGCTAGCCCCAAGTTGACTAGCGGCGTCCTTGGATACCCCAGTATCAGGGCAAACTCATCAATAGTTACAGGCATTGACACGGGCATAGGCTTGATGCTAATTTGAGACTGAACTTAAGGAGCTATTACTATGGTAACAAAAGAATGTGTAGCTTGTCTGAACTTGTACCCTGAAGACTGCTTCTATTTGTATCGTGGGGGTCGCAGGAATTCCAAGTGTAAAGCCTGTTACACAGATAGAGTGTTAGCTAATAAACGCGCCAATAGGTCACACTACACAGAACTTGAAGGACGACGTAGACTTCAGAGGAAAGGGGCTACACCGGACATGACTCCTGAGGAACTAAAGGACTTAAGGGACATATACGACCTAGCCGCACAACTCCGAAACAGAGGGCTGAACGTGCAGGTTGACCACACTGACCCCATTACCTCACCTAAGGTGTGTGGGCTACACACGCCCTATAACCTACGTATCCTCCCCGCTAGAGAGAACTGGCAGAAGTCTAACAAGTTCTCTCCATACGGCGTGGACGCTGAGGGCTATATCTACGAACTAGACTAGTCAACAGCAATATCAGTCAGCACGGCAACTGCTTTTCGGTTCCGGACTACCATCTGGGGGTACGTCCGGATAGTGAATGTCAAGGCGTCCGGGTTATTCGCCGGAAGTTGGGTTATCCAGAACGGTAACCCATAAGTCTTATCCGCTGATGTGACCTCAGTCAAAGAACCCGTTTGCTCATTAGCAAGTAACAGGTTGGGCAGTGGGTCAAGGGTGAAGGACACAAACTCTATTTGGCTTGAGTCTAGGAAGTACATGGTGCCCACAGGACACATAGGGTCTTCCGTGAGCGGTATCCCGCTATAGTATCGCCCATTGTGACCCAGGTCAACAGGTTTGAAATTGCTGTTACCTACAGGCTCAAGAGCAAGTGAAGCCCCTCCAGCTAAGTCATAGAATATCTTGTTGTACTGTGTAGCAGTACGGGGGTTACAAAGAATAGTGTCCCAGCCAGACTCATTAACCTGTACCAGTTCTTCTAATTTCAGCAGGTTATCACGGGTCAAGGCTGTCGGAGTACCGCCATTGGATACAGTCAGAGGTGCCCACTTAGGGACAGTCGCTGTGGAGATACCTGCGTAGTTTAGGTTAGGTGAGGTTGCGGGTTTACCTACGTTATTGGCGTCTACCTGGATGTTAGCGATGTAGTTCAAGCCCAGGAAGTCACCCATCCCAGCCGCGCCCTTGGAGCCGTCACCAATACCCGTGTAGATGAGGTTGTTCATCTTCCGAGTAAGAGCAATTAGGGCATCATCAACTTGGCGCTTTAGTAACTGTTTGATAGCCCCGACACCCCTATTCCGTGCAACTTGCAAGTCTTGTAGGAGTACAGTCATTGTATGCTTCTCACGGTACCGACCGACGAAAAGCTGGGCGGGGTACACCGTGTCTCGGCTGTCTGCGGTGGTGTTATCCGTGATAGCTTCCGTGCCCACGGTGCTTCCCGCGTCAGATACCAGCCAGTCAATTGTCTGCCAACCTTGAGACCGCATTAGGTTGAGGTTTGAGAACTTCATCAGGGTCTTTGCACTGCGAAGTTTCAGGTCGGGAATTCTCTCCTGAAAGATGCGGTTAAGGACTGAAGTGTGGGTTAAGTCTGCCATTGTCTCTTTATAACTAAGTGAATATAGAAACTTGTGTAAGGGATGGGTTAGACTGTGCGCCCATCCCTAAATGTTACTTTGGTGCTAAAGGGATGCCCCAAAAGTCCTCAGGATGGCATCATCTGTGGAGACATCCCCAGACCCTTGTGAACGGGGCGGTTTACCCTGTGGTAACCCTGAACCTTGCCGCATATCTGAGGGTAGTAAGCGCATCCCGTCCGGAGTCTGAAAGAACTCCTTGGCGGCATCTTGAATACTGCGACCATCCTTAGTCAAGTAGCTCCCATCAGAAGCCTCTACAAGCTCCCCTAGGTGCTCCTTAAGAGCAAGGCTGGCAAGTTTAGGCGCATCGCTCTTATAGCCCTGTACGATATCAGAGAGGGTCGAGTTCAGCTTGTTAGCCTTCTCACGCTGCTCTTGCTCTAATGCTTTTTGCTCCATAGCCTGAAGCTTCCGCTGTAGAGCTTTCACTTCTGGAGATACGTCTGAGCTATCCTCAGAGTCATCTTCATCAGCAACGGGTTGTTGTGCCTTGTACGTCTGCTCAATTTCAGTCTTGACATAGGTCTTAAGCTCCTTTGACAAGCTTTGAAACATAGGCGTTAATACTTCTGTCAACACTTGCTCAATGTCCACAGTGTCATCTCCAAGCACAATTTCATCTGGTCTGTTTGTCATAGGGTGTTAGTCCTTTGGTTACTTAATTACTATATTAGCACAGTTCCTTTAGCTATAAAGCGTAAAGGTATACAAGTTTGTTGATGGCGGTTACTAAGGCGATAAGGTGCTCTCTCTCACGTGCGGGTCTGACATCCTGTGGATAGCTCTCACAGAGTTTGTTAACCGTGAACAGCTTTACTTGTGCCCAGTTCCGCAATTGCTCTAAAAGTTCAAGTTCAATTCGACTGAGACAGGACTCTGGGTCATTAGTCCTTCTGTTGCTGTTCATAAGCATCACCACTGCTTTTCAGGATGGAGAGTACCGCATGGGAACCGGGGCTATCGGCATTGTGAGTGTAGTAGTCAGCTAACCTCCGATGTGTAACCGCCATGATACGGATGCTCTGAGAATTGCGAGCGGTGGCATCCTTGAGGGACTCAAGCAACTGGAAGTGATGCTCAAGGGCTTTCCCTATCGCTTTTCTAGTCAACACGTACACCACAGCAATAGCCACGAGAACGGCATAACTACCGGAGTTGATAGCTGATGCCGCCTCGTGCCATATATCGAGAGCAACGGGTGTATTGTGCTCGTATTGACTCGTAACCGTGCGTGTTTCAGATGCCACTAGCCTCTCACTTTTACAGGGGTTGACCCTTGTTACTAAATTACTTTGGGGTAGCTACTGCTTTTAGTTCCTTAGGTAATGCGTCTAAGGCATCTTCAGCTAACTCTAAGTTCTGCTCTATGTGTGCTACCACTAGCTGTACCAGAAGGGCCGCCACTGGTGAGGTCAGGCGTACTCTAGTTAGTGCTTCTAATACTGTCGGGTTAGTGCTCATTGCTAATTGCAATGCGTTAGGTGGTGGAGGTGGGGCGCGCCTAACTAAGACACCCCCATCAAGTCTGTACTCATCGGGGTACCCCGCAAGTAAGGAGTCCGAGTCATATACCCCCCAACCTTCTGGTAGTGGGTCAGTAATTAGAGACGGGTCTTCAACTAAGCCTGTCAGCTGGTCTTTATATACCCAATACTTGTAGATAGTCATGTTGGTTAGGAGATAGGTAGTGCTGTAGACGTGATAAGTTGCCCAGCCGTGCCGTTGCTAATACTGAAGTAGCTGTATGTGGCGTCACTAGACGTATTGAAAATGGTGCCAGAATTACCCCCGAAACCCGCCCCAGTGCCAGCCGTGTATATCCCGTATGTAGTATTCAAACTCCTGTAACTACCGGAAGATACCGTGGTTAGCCCGGATAGGTAATTAGCGTTTGCACCCGGCACACCCCCGGTTAGTACGAATGATGCCCCAGTAGTTGAGAGAATGCCTGGTGTGTTCAACAGGATGTAGCCCCCACCAGCACCATGACCACCTAGAGCAAAATAGGGGGATGTACTAGTGGTGTTGATGAGGGCATCCCCACCATTACCCCCCTTGACAGATGTGACACTTGTCGCAGTGCAAGTGATGCCCGTGAGGCTAGTTAAATTTACCAGTCCACCAGCACCCCCGCCACTGCCTGAACTTAGGCATTTACCTGTACCCACACTACTATCTGCATTAGTGTAAGCATTGGTATTTGGAATAGCATTACCCCCGTCAGCGAAAATTGACCCATTTTGGGTTATTTGCCCGAATGCCTCAACTATAAGGGAACCTCCCGCATCACCCCCCTGTCCGAGCACAACATACCCTAGAGTGAGGCTAGTCTCATTAGGTAGAATAGCTGTCCCCTGTGAGCCACCGGAGGAGTTTGCTTGGACACTAGGGTTATATGCATTGCCACGAGTACCAAGCCCCGTCCCTGGCAGCTGCCCTGAATTGCCACTCTTACTGAGAAACATTTGCAGGGATGGAGCCCCATAGGGTATTTTCGTGACGGTGATAGTCCCGTTATTAGTAAACGTACCACTACACACTATCTTGCAGTAATAAGTTATAGTACAACTTATACCAGCAGGTACGGTGAAATTACGGCAATATATGGTGCCTGTGAGAACTTGACCCGCTGTTACAACAAAGTCTGTGGTGCTCTGTCCCCCAAATGTTCTTATCACTTGTGCCGGAGGGTTGGCTGTTCTTATACCAAGTGACCTCAAGTCAGAGATACTGCTTATATTGCTAGCAACTACTACGACTTTTGCCAGTATGTGCCGTATAACAGGCACCCCCGCATATGCTGCCACATCCGTTGAGGCGGTGCTATTCGTAACCGTGCCCGTACCTGAGATGTAAATATAGTTTGTCGAGTCAGCAGGTAGACTTAACTGTGCTGAGGGAATTGTTATAACATTCCCCGTGGCAGTACGGTACTGTCCACTACTCCATGTGATAACACTACCACTTGTTCCTACCTGTGTGACTAGGAAAGGACTTACAATTCCATCTACACGCGCTAGGATATTATTCCCTGTGGGGTCTAAGCTAGCGTCAGTTAGCTTTGGCTGATGACCCAAGTATTGTGTCTGACCGTCAAACACTTGGTTAAATGCTAGATAAGCTAGCTCTGTAGTCCACAGAGCTACGTTCCCGAAGTCAGTGTTAGGTAATAAGGGGGGTGCCATTCTATTTAGACTCCAGCATAGATAATATAATTTAAGCCATTGTAGGGGGGTAAGTTGTTATGGGGTAACCCTCCACCAGTGTTGCTAACTCCTGAGTAACCCCTGATATAAACTCCCGCCGCTGGCATGTTAAAGTCACCGACCCCGTTCTGGTATATGAGGTATTGTGTGTTGCTGCCAGGGGGTGCGTGGTTGTGTGAGGGCATCTCATTGATAGATAGTGTATGTGTGGCAGCACCTCCCCTCGTACCTAAAGTGGTTAGGTTTGGTATTTGGTTAGCCGCACCCATCAATGCACTCATGCTGTCTAGACCCGCCACCACACGTCCTCTCAAGTCTGGAAGCCTGAAAGTCCCAGCAGCTTCACCTCCGGTATTGTACAGGGTTGAAAGCACTGCATAGAGTGAGGCATATGTGGTCTGAGATACCGTACGACCATCACACAGTAACCAATAAGTAGGAGCGCTAGCCCCCGCGTAAGCTTGTACCGAGCCTATTGGGTTGATGGCTAGCCGGACTGCATCTAAGTTAGTTTGAACCCAGTTACTCGTGACTATTAGGTTAGACCTGTCCCCAAGTGCAACAGAGCTATTTGTCCTTGGTGAGGTTAGTAATGCACCCGACTTAGGTGCTAATGACGTAAGGTCAGTAGTTCTGGCTAGGGTTTCAATGATATCTCGAACTGCTTTCTTACTTGGCGCTTTCAACCCAAGCACAGGGTCGTTCCACGCCGTAGCGTCATAAGCTACATTATCCCCCGACGTACCGCTTCCCGTGGCACCGCCCTGTGCAAATATACGCCACTTATCCGTAGCTGTTACAGGGTTATTACCAACTTGAGGGGCTACCGAGATAGAGCTATAGGTATTCCCCTGGTATTGGACTAAAGACCCGTATGTGTACACCTGAGTGGACTGCCACGTACCAGTATTGGGGTAGACATACTGCTGTAGAGTAGTCCAAAATGTGGCGGAATAGAACAGTTCTCGTACGACCGCCGCGATACTAGCATCAGTAGCATCCTGAACAATTCCCGTCTGTTCAATGAGCGTACGGAACTGGATAGGGGTTGCTGACGGGGGCACCGCTGCCTGGAATGCGTAGATACGTGTCGGCTCGGTATCAGGTAACGCGCTGTACTGCCACACCTCAAAGATGTAGTTGGTATTCTTGTCCGTGCTTGGTAGCAGGTCAAGGGTAGCGACACCGTTAACCAGTACCACATCGGAGGGTGTCGGCAACCAAGATGCACCCGTAGTGTAGTCACTGATAGGGTTAGCCAGGTTAACTCGGATGAACCCAGCTAGCGGTTTACCCGATGCGTCGAATTCCAGTACATTGATAATTGTCATCTCAGCTACGAATAAATATAGGGCTTGGCCTTTATTACCTTGTCACTAAGTCACCAACCACAGGCTGTTATAGATGGCACTACTCCACATCGGCTCTCCAAAGTGTGATAAGCCCATCTTAAAGCCTCTGTACGCCACCATAGACTGTGTTACAGCAGGACAGTACCCATCCAGAGTCCTGACCACCTCACGCCACTCTGAGGAAGCCCTAGCCGTGGTATGGGGCACAAGGATGAAGAACCTCATCAACCCTGTACCCATCAGTCCGGGGAATGCAAAGGGCATGGTTAATTGCCCGTCCACGTACACATCATGCACTATGTTATGGACGTCCAGAAGAGTACGTATAACTTTTAGGGTTCCCTTGTACTTCCGCAGGAACCCTTGAATAAGGAGTATTTCACGCTTGGTAGTTTCAGACCACTTGACGTCCCAGTATGGCTCGGTGGACATCCCGAAGAGGAACGCTATGTAGTCCAATAGGTCGGGACTACATGAGGCGGGGTCAAGAGCGCTAGGCATACCCTGTAAGAGGTCAGCCCAGCCTGATAGAGTCTCATCTACGTACGCACAAAGTGCAGCCGCGACGGGGTTGTCCTGGTATCCGTATTCAGGGAGTTGACCGAGTACAGGGGTTCTGTTGTCCCAAGCTTTCTGTGTGTTAGTTCTGGTGGGCATAGGGCGTGTTCTGTGACAACCCTATACTGGTGTGAATTAACGGCGGTATGTGCGTGCTAGGAGCCTCTCCCGGTCTTTGCTGAAGTCACCAGTACGAGCGAACCCACCCCGGAACGGAGCAATTAACTTACCTACTTCCTTGTCTGCCACGAGCATCTGATAGTGGTCAGGACGGACATGAGGGCGGAAATACTCACCTAGTGGGACAGCTCTCGCTTGCACAAGCGCAATGGGTCGCTCCATCAGGACATTGGTCTTGGTGTGGTCAAGAAAGTCGGGGTTTATGGTGATGAGGTGCTTGTGGAATACTGCAATACCAAGTAACAGTTTGTTGTCCTTCTCTGCGGCTTCTAGGAACATCTCTATCGCCCGGTTTGTTTCTACAAAGAGAAGTTCATCGGGTTTCATCCAGTTGAGTACCTTACATACCTTCCAGCACCTAATGTACTCAAGGAACTCAGAGATATGCTCTGCCATGCTCACGGACTGCTTGAGTAGGTCAGTCCACTGTGCATCCGTCAGATGGGCGTGGTTAGCTCTCATCTGAGCTAACTTCTCAGTCTCGTCATTGTTCTGGTATTGGATGAACCTCTGGGCAAGGCTTATCTGATGCAGAGTGTCGGCTTTCACCTCATCCAGGCTTAGGGGTTCTGCGTCCTGATGTTGAGCGTCGTAGGGCTTGCAGAACATTACCGTGGCACTCCTTGAAACTGCATCCTCGCACTTGTACCACTTGTGCCAGCGAAGCTCATTACCGTCCATTCTGAGAAACTCTATCTTTGACCAATTGTTGTTTGTGCCCCCTGTCGAGTCTGGGATGAGGTCTTCCATCTGGTTGACTAATTTATCTGCTCTGAGGCTGAGTTCTGGTGCAAAGCCCCGGCGGTATCCATAGCGGCGTGCATCACTAGCAAGTAGCTCTCTCTCTCGCTCAAGCTTGGATATCTGGGTCATCGTTTCCACCCGTTCATCCCAAGACATCTCTGAGAAGGCTGTTATGTACGGGTGTTTTCTAGTCACCTTGTTGAATTGGCGACTGAATGTTCCGAGTTGCTCAGAGGTGGGTAGGTTGTCAGTCATGATAGGTGTTACAGCTGGTGTATACTGGTAATTATAACACGGAATTAGTGAACTATGTTACATCACATTGACTTATTTAGCGGTGCCGGAGCAATGGCATTAGCAATGGCAGAGCGCGTAGACAGTACAAACGGTGTAACCCTTTACGTACCAACAACGACTGTACACAGTAGAACCTTGGGACTCAACAAGGCAAGGTTAGTAAAACGGAGCGACATACTAAGGACGCCAAATTATGAGATGCTACCGTATTGCCATGTTATGACCGCACAACTCTTTGAGGGTTTCATGCTGCAAAGTTTCAGACCTGATAGAGTTGATGGGTCGAGCCTATGGAAGCTTTTAGACGCTGTCAAGGCTAGTAAGCCCCGGTACTTGGTCATTGGTTGTGCTCTTGAGTTTTTAGCAGTTGACAGTGGAGCACAATTTCATTATTTACTCTCTACCTTAAGGGGGCTGAAATATATGACCTCCGATAAGATACTGAATGACCATTTAGCTCTGGGGTTAGGTCATAGTTCAAGCACTCTATGGGTCAGAGCATGGCGAAGGGACTGTGGAAGCCCACTAGCGCTAAATTTAAAGGAACCTGTTAAGCAGAGCTTAGGTATGCTCTTAGCTAGCGTTTGTTCATCAGTTGGTAGTAAATTTACACCAAAAACAGCCCTTAAATTTAGCCAAGTAGAGCCGGGTTGTTCACGGAAGCGCGAGACTTATAGGAGGTTGTCTTTCGATGAGCCTTGCCCCAAGTTAGCCCTGACATCTGGAAAGGATGCCCTGTGCCATCCGACGGAACTAAGACCATTGACCGTTGCAGAGGTTAAGCGTGTGCAAGGGTTCCCAGATGACTGGCAATTGTCTGGTACGATGAGGGAGCAATACAAGCAGCTGATATGGTCGGTCAACCCTAGAGCTGCTGAGATAGTGTGTGGCACCATACCTAGTCCTTAGCCCCGGCTTTCACTAGTTCCCCTACTTTCCCACACCTTGAGAGACCCGGCAACGTAGCCGGGTTTATGGTATCTGAGCCGAAGGTGTGCCCTTTACGGAACACTTCAAAATGCAAGTGGTCACCAAAGGAGCGTCCAGTATTGCCAACTTTCCCTACTTCTTGACCCTGCTTGATGAGGGTACCATTTGAGCAGCTGATAGAGCGCATGTGACAGTACCTCGACACCACCCCGTTCTGATGGTCAATATCCACATATATCCCGTATCCACCCCCAGAGGAGTGCCCACCCGCAGCACTGGAATTCTTAACTATTACAATACCGTCGGCTATCGCTACAATTGTGCCTCCGCCTGCCCCACCAGCGAAGTCTACCCCTGCATGAACACGACCAGCCCCCCGGACTTTATGCCAGCGTCCAAAGTCTGTGAAAGGGTACGTGTTACTACAGGGATAAATGTATCCCCCTACATTATTTCCTATTGGCGCGGTCGAGACAGTCTCAGCAGGTGAACCCGCGACTGGTGGGGGTGCTGCTGGTGTAAGGTCGAGTACCTCAATTGGGGAGTAAATGTTGAGTGTGGTAGTCCCCTTGAAAGGCTCATGCTTGACGCTGTCGATAACCCAAATACGGTTGAGAGTGTCCTGAAAGCCCTCGGTCTTTATGGTGTCCAGGGGCTTAAGTTTGCGGGTCTGCTCTGACATGGGCACCACCAGCACAGTCGGTAAACCCTGTACACGCTTGACCCTTGACCGAGCTTGGGCTTGAGCGAGTTCCTGTCCGGGGGCTGGCTTAGCTGTTTGAATAGGTGCTTTGTCTCCTGTGACACTGGTATCTGGGACTTTATCGACATCTGGCTTAGTGGCGGCTATCTGACCACTAGAGGGGTCTAGAGTAGCCTTAGACTCATTCTGTAGCAGGGCCGATGACTTGTCCTCCTTAGTGGCATCTAGAGCCTCGTCTTTGAACTTAGCGCTTAGGATATTAACTCTCCACTTGAATACTAAGCCAGAGTCCTCTACCGCTGACAACGGTTTGATGGTAATAGCCCCTGACTTATCCTCGGAGACGAATAGACCGCTTTGTTTGGCTTGCTGAACCAATGCCGCATAGTCTGTGATGCCCCTCTGGTCAATGACGTCGAACTTGATATCCTGACCTGAGAAGGATAAGGGCACCTTATGGTTAGCCGCCACTGTTTGAGCAAATTCCTTGAGACTGGTATTATGAACTACCCTGTTACGCTTCCGACGGTCGAGGGCGTACCGGATGGACTGTCCACCTATGGTCGTGCGACCCTCAGCAGCGTCATACTCGGTTGACTGGTGGTAGTAGGTAAAGACGTCCTCACCTATGGTAATTGTCAGCTTGTTCCCCTTGACAGGTGCCTCTGGTGCTGCTGTTAAGGCAGGCGTCACAGGTACGGGTGCCGTGGGGGCTGTAGCGGTAGCATTAGGAACCGGAGCAGTGGGTGTGGGGTCAACCTTAGCTGGGGGTTGTGCTCCTCCTTTGTAGTAAGCTAGTCGTTGGTTGTAGTAGGCTATTGCCTGTTCCATGTTGTATCCACGCTGCACTTGTCCATAGGGACTACCGGGCATTGACGCCCATTCTTTCCCAGCTCTCAGTATTGCGTCTCTTAAGTCTCCGGCTTTGAGTGGTGCCATAACACCTCTATATTTCATCTTCCCAAGACAGAGATAGTCTTGGTCTATAGGCATGTAAGCTTTGATACGACTGTCCTTGCCTTTGAATTCAAGATAGTCCCCCCTATTGAACTGGTAGCGCCCAACATTATAGTCAGTCCCAGCGCTTGCTGGGAAACCCGCTGCTGCTTCTGCCTCACTGAAATAACCCTTAGAGCCACCCACACCGTTATTACAGAAATAGCCTTTTCTGGTGAGGTGTTGTCCTGCATGAACTTCCTTATACGCAATACAGTCCATGAATGCCTTGACTTCGGGGGTGAATTCTGGGTCGTTGCCAACTGCAACTCCGCCTTCACCGCTCCCACCGGGTATAGGGACGCCGTTACTACCCGTTGTAACTGGTATAGGAGGAGAAGCTACGGGGACGGCTTTCGGGGCTTCTAGCTTGTTTATGCCCCCGTTCAAGAGGGAGTGGTTGATAAGGGCATTGGCGATAAGTCCCTTTGGGTCGGCTACTGTAATTGTGCCCGTTGAACTCAGCTCATTCTGCCCCAGCAATACTGAACAGTCCAACAGGCATTCTCCGGTCGAGAATAGCTTGTCATAACCCTCTAGGGAAGCTTCAACGATATCCATGCTTATGGTGATAACGAGGTTACAACCCTATACAGGTGCTAGAATGAAGGGGTAGCACTAGGTTGTAATTATGGCGGGAGCAGCAAGTTACAGGCAACAGCACATAAAAAGAGAAGCAGAGAATGCGGCGGAATACGAACGGGGGAGAGTGGCGGGTCTTCAGGGCTTCAGAGACAACGACACCCGCTTGTGTAAGTACCATTCGGGTGTAGCCGATAACCCGTTCAGCAAGGGTTGGATGGACGGGTGGTGGGAAGGACGCCGCCAACAGTTAGCCCAGAACCGCTAAGAGACAGGAAAGCCCCAACTGCTGGGGCTTCCACGTTTATGGGTCTGTTATCGGGTTACTAAGGTGCTTAGCTTGAACGGCGTGCCTCTGAACGCCCATGACAGAGCATCCTGGAATTCTGGGAGGCTCCCATTGTTGGGTATTCGCCCCACCGTCTGTACATGGTACGGTCTAAGGGTGTGATATATGGCAGATACTAGGCGGTCTGAGGACTGTGGTTGGGCGTCCCTCCTGTGTATTTGGTAGACGAAGAGAGGGACGGCATACTTTGAGGCTAATTCGACCACAAAGTTTCGTTCAGCTAAATTCCTCATGTCTGTGAATACTATCTGTCCCCCGCTTTCTAAGATGCTCCGGCATTGCCGTCCGGTGGCAACTAGACCGAGTCGAGGGTGTATCTGGGGCATGTAGTCAAAGGACTTAACCAGGATGTCTAGAGGGGTGCAACCGAGTTCAGGTATGACGGTGGTTCGCCATTCTCTATCATCCATCAAAGCTCTGTCCACGCCTAAATAAGCTGCTAGTGCTTGCTTGATAGGGTCTGAAAACTTGACATTAATTAGTTTTGGGTTCTGACCCTGAAGGAAGCTAGCAGCAGTATCCTTACCAGCCCCCGACACGCCCAAGAGTACTAGTATTGCAGGTTCAAATGTCATGAAGGTCACCTTAGTAATGATGCCCTTATTATAACAAGGAAATAAGTTATAATGGTACTATAGTAACCAGTCTAGGCTATTCAGCAGTTCCTTCGGGTCTGACGGGATACCACCGGATAGTACCTTAGTTACTATGTCACTGGCTTGCTTGTATATCTCGGAACCCTTCACACCCTGGAGGATGTTATCAATTTCCCCTGTAGCCATCTTCAGGATGTCCTCAGGCTTTGGAACTTTGATACCGAGTGTATCTGCTATCTCATACCCCATAGCGACCTGTGGGGGCATCACAAAGGGCATAGCAGACACATTGAAGTCTAGGACAGAGGTTACTTCTTTAATTTTATCGAGACCGGGTATAGAAAACATGTGCAGTAGTTTAGAGATGATGATACGGTTCGGCTGGGACTCCGAGCACTGGAGACAGTGGATAGAAGCCCTGTATTTAACCTGGTTGTATGGCAAGAGCACCCGACAGATAGCGAAGGTGCTAGGGTGTGACAAAAACGTACTAGTCAACCTGCTTGAGAGGTATTACGGAGAGGATGCGGTGAACCCTGCTGCAAAGTCATTGCTCAGAAGCCTTGCTGAAGACTATCCTGATGACTCCACCACTTTAGAGTTCATTAAACAGAACATCCGAATTAAGGAGAAGTGTGAGGGTTACTCCTACGTGACTTACACCTCCCACTATGCCAAGGGTACAACCGTCAGGAAGACTTTGAACAGACCCCTCTATGTTCAGCATAGGAGTAACCATAGTATGGATGAGCTGACTCGTGCCCAGTGCATGGGGGACTTAGTAATTAATAGACAAAGGAGCAGTGAGAATGAGTTTGACGCCTGAGAGGGCCAAGTCCCTTTACAACCGCCTTGGGGAGCACGGCGCGGATATCGAGCAATTACTTGGGAAGCTAAACGAGGTGTACAACCTGAGTATCGAGAGCACAGAGGAGCGTATCAACCCGCGTGTGGAGACGCCTGTAGAGGTCAAAGTGCGAAACCTGGCAGTGGCACGGGCATGTGTGATGGACATGTACAGCATCCACCGTGACCTCGCCAAGCTCTCGAC